GACCGGGAAGAGTTGTGGATGGGGGATTGGCTGCCGGAGCTGGGGAGCACCATGGACATCACCTTGCAGGTATCAGACTGGGAAGGCGAGGGAGATACCAAAGAGCTTCCCTTCGGCAAGTTTGATGTTGACGAAATAAGCCTGAGCGGGGCACCGAATGAAGCGAAAATAAAGCTCATATCCATACCGCAAGGGCAAGAAGGACTGAATACAGTCAAGAAAACCAGGGCGTGGGAAAAGGTGAAGCTGTCCCAGATTGCCAAAGATGTGGCAACGGGGGCGGAAATAGAACTTTACTACGATACAGAAGAAGACCCGGTACTGGAGAGGGCGGAACAGTCGGAGCAAACAGACCTTTCTTTTCTGCAGAAACTGTGCAAAGATGCGGGCCTCTCTCTCAAAGTCTCTGATGGCAAGATAGTGATTTTTGATGTATCGAAGTATGAAAAAGCAGAGCCTGTCCTTGAAATCGTCAAAGGTGATGCGGCTTTGAAGTCATTTGAGTGCAGGCAGACCATCCATGATATATACAAGGCCTGCCATGTCAAATATAAGCACAGCAAGAAGGATGAATTCATAGAGTATACCTTCAAAGATCCGAAAAGAGAAAAGGGGCAAACCCTTGAGATCAATGAAAAGGTTGAATCTGTGGAAGAGGCTGAGAAGCTGGCTAAGAAGAAGCTGCATGAGAAGAACCTGGAAGAAGTTTCGGTGAGCCTTACCATGCTGGGCAATTTCGCCTTGCTTGCCAGCAATACCGTTACCCTGAAAGGTTTCCACAGCTTTGATGGCAAGTATATCATCAAGAAAAGCTCCCACGATGTAGGGAGCGGGTACACCACGAAAGTGGATTTAAGGAGGGTAATAGATGGATACTGAGGCAGAGCGTGCCTTGCGTGGCATGGTGAGGGCCGGAACAGTTTCCAGCGTGAACCCTGCAAACAGTACGGCAAGAGTTGAGTTTGATGATAAAGATGGAACAGTCAGCCCGGAGCTTCATATAATCCACCGGGGAAGCGGTGCGAATAAAGATTATTGGCTGCCGGATGTGGGGGAGCAGGTTGTTTGCTTGTTCGCCAACAATGACAAGAACTTTTCCACGGGCTGGATCTTGGGCACATACTTCACGGAGAAACAGCCGCCTCAAGTCAATGACCAAAACATCAGGCGGCTGGATTTTTCGGATGGAACATTCATGGAGTATAACAGGAGCACCGGGGCGCTGACCATCAATGTTGTCGGTGAAATCAAGATAAACGGTAGCACCATCTATTTGAACTAAACCGGCAAATCCGCACCCGGTTGCGGAAAAGGAGGAATGAAGATGCCAGCGGCAGCAAGATTAGGAGACCAGGAGACTGGCACCTGCAATCCCGGCCTGCCCTGCTGCCCGCACAGCAGGACGGGCACCAACAGAGAAGTTTCTTCAAATGTACTTATCAATAGGCTGGGGGCACATAGGAAAAATGATACAGGCCCATGTAATTGCCCCCATGGCGGTACATTTAAGACCACAGGGGGAAGCGGCACCGTCTACATCAACGGGCGGGCGGCGGTACGCATAGGTGACAGTACCACCTGCAATGATTGCGGGCAGTCTGGGAGCCATAGAACCGGCAGCCCTAATGTAATCATAGGAGGGTAGGCATGGGCTTTTTATCCAATGTGAAAGGGAGCTACAAGAAAAGCCTAAATAACATGGCCATGGGGATAGCCTCCCAGCTAAAAGGGGTGCTATCCTCTTTTGGCCTGTCTATGCCCTTGGGCAGTTTGGGTGATGTAGTCTTTGAAGTATCCAGCCGGGAGGTTATCACCTTCGACGGCCTCAAGCGGAATACCAAAGCCCGCTACGGCAACCATGAGATTATAGGGCAGAAACCTCTCTTGGAATACCTGGGGCCAGATGGGGAGGAAATTTCCTTTTCCATGAAGTTCTCCACCAGCTGGGGCGTGGATCCGACAGAGCAGGCGAACAAACTGAGGGAGCTGTGCGAGAAAGGGGAGGCCATGTACCTCATCATCGGCAATCAGACCATAGGGGCTAACCAATGGGTGATTGAGAGCGTGAGCGAAGCCATGACCACCGTGGACAACATGGGCCGTGTCATAGTCTCAGAAGTAGATGTGAGCCTCAAGGAGTATGTACCAGCACCAGCAGGAGGTGGTAGTGCATGATTGCGGATGTGACGGCAGAGTTGAAAGATGTAAAACTTGTGCCAGATTCAGAGTATGAGGAAATCCTGCAGAATGTGCGTACCATCATAACCACGCTCAAGAAAACCGTACCTATGGACAGAGAGTTTGGCATAAATGGTGAGCTTGTAGACCTGCCAATTGCGGCGGCCCAGGCCAAACTCACCGGGGAGATTGTGGCATCAGTAAGCAAATATGAACCCCGTGCAAAAGTAGTATCTGTTTCTTATGAGGGCAGTGAGGCAGATGGCATGTTGAAGCCCACAGTGAGGATTAAGCTGAAATGAAACTAAAGAATTTACCAGACATATCCTTTGCGGAAAGAGACCCCACCACTATAGAGCAAAGCGTTATCACCATAACAGAAGAAATTCTTGAAAGAAAACTTGCCCGCGCTGACCCCTTGAGGCTGTGGCTGCTCACTCTGTCAGCCGTCATTACCCAGCAGAGGGAGATTATAGACCAATCTGCAAAGATGAACCTGCTGGCCTATGCTACGGGTGACTATCTTGACCATATCGGCATCCTGGTGGGCTGTGAGAGGTTGCAGCCCACTGCCGCGACCACCCGGCTGGAGTACACACTTTCAGCCGTGAGAGAGCAGGCCACGCTTATTCCCCAAGGGAGCCGCGCCACGGCTGGTGATGGCGTTTATTTTGCCACTACAGAGCCCCTTCTGATACCTGCCGGAGAACTGACCGGGCAGGTGCCTGCATCGTGCACCGTCGAGGGGGCGGATGGCAATAATTACGCCGTGGGGGAGCTTAGGAAGATAGTGAACCCCATGCCTTTTGTGGATAGCGTGGAAAACATCACCGTCACAGAAGGTGGGGCGGACAGGGAAGAAGATGATCCGTACCGGCTGAGAATTCAAGAAGCTCCTGAAAGCTATTCTTGCGCGGGGAGCAAAGGGGCGTACATCTTCTGGACAAAGACTGCATCAGCTTTGATATCTGATGTGGCAGTCATATCCCCGGAGCCGTGCAAAGTCAATGTATACGCCCTGCTGAAAGACGGGGAACTGCCTGGGGAAGAAATACTGACAGCGATAGACCACACCTTGAATGCAAGGACAGTGAGGCCGCTTACAGACCAGGTAACTGTCCTGCCACCCACGGTGAAGGGCTACAATGTCAATCTGACCTATTACATCGACACGGAAGACGCTACCAACGCCGTGGCTATTCAATTGGCCGTGCAGAATGCGGTAGCAGAGTTTGTGGCGTGGCAGAAAGAGAAACTGGGCAGGGACATCAACCCCACAGAGCTTTACCACAGGATAAGAGGGGCAGGAGCAAAACGGGCGGCAATCGCTGAGCCTGTCTTTACGACGGTAGAGCCCAGCGAAGTTGCTATAGAAGGAACTGTTTCGGTGACTTTCGGAGGACTTGAGGATGGTTAAAAAATTCAAAAGGCTAAGCCTTCTGGAAATCCTCCCTGAGAGTATCAGGGGGGATCCTCAGCTGCAGGCGGCGGCTCAAGCATTTGACAAAGAGCTGCAGGCTGTCACTCATGACATAAGGGAAAACCTGCTGATTAGCAGGATAGACGAACTGCCGGAAAGTGTGCTTGACCTGCTGGCCTGGCAATGGCATGTAGACTTCTATCAGCCTTTAGACATGAGCATAGCAGCAAAGCGCCGGCTTATTCGTGAATCTATCGCCTGGCACAAAATAAAAGGCACGCCGGCGGCAGTCGAGAAGGTGCTGAGTGCTGCCTTCGCCAACGCGCATGTAGAAGAGTGGTATGAATACGGTGGAGAACCTGGATATTTCCGGGTAACTATCGAAGATGTGACCACGGATCCAGAGAAGCAGGCCAATATCAGGGCTGCAATATACAGCGCGAAGAATGAGCGCTCATGGCTGGATGTGCTTCTTTACATGCTGGTGCTTGAAGATGATGCTTTATCCGAGGAAGACTTGCACCGCTTCCTCCATGAAGATGAATTGGCAGCGGATTTGCTGGCAGCCTTCAAAGACGAAGTGCCCTATGGCCGGAATATCACGGCATATAAGTATGACAGCACCCTGCAGTATGGCGGGCTGGTGGCTTACGACAACCGCTGGCAGTATGATGGCGCTATTGACTATAGCGGGATAATCCCAGGGTGCCCGCAATATGGCGAAGAACTGGAATGGCTATTCCGCTACGCTGGCAAAGCATCGGCTGATGGAGAATTCCAGTATAACGGCGCTATCCGTTATGACGGCTTGAGGCCCTACCGTCTTGAGTATTCGGACGGGATAGACGAACTGGGCGTGCTGGTGCTCATGCTGGGCAATCCTGGCAAAGAAGCCTTTGAAGATGATGTGCTGACACCCATGCAGTATAACGGCTATGGGCAGTATGACGGCACCCTTCACGGGGGCGGCAACCCGTCGCCTATGGATGCTTGTGGCGGATTGGAAATCACCAGGGCACACCGCTATAACGGCTCAATCCAGTATGATGGCGGGGACATCAACTACTTTGATGGTTCATTCCAGTATGATGGCCTTTTCCGTTACGATGGGGGCGGCACACATTACAGGATTGACCACTACACAGATGACCTTGACGGCGGGCTGGCCCTTGTCACCCACCAGAAGCGGCCACCTCTGGCAATGTTCCACCCGGAACTGGAAGACACCGTGGCGGCCATGTCTGAAACCTTCGGCGCTATGACAGCAGAAACAGGCTTTGAGGATGATATGCAAGGCCTGCTGAGATTTGACGGCGCTGTGAGGTATGACGGGGCGGCAAACGCTGGCCTTGTGAATCTGCCTGTAGATACAGGCGGCACCATCACCGTAGTAGAGTGTCACCGTTATGATGGCTCCATGGACTATAGCGGTGGTTTTACCCAGCACTATGATGGAGTTATGCAGTATGATGGCACAGCACAGATAGAGGGAGGTAACAGATTTGTTATCGTACAAAGATACAGTGAAACCCTGTAAAGGTGAGTTTCACATTGATGTGTACAAGGACGGCAAGCTGATGGAGGAAATCAGTGACCACAACCTTGTGGTTGATGTAGCCCGTCAGCGCCTGGCAGAACTTGCAGCGGGCACATCCGACAAGTACATCACCCAGATTGGGTGTGGCAGCGGCAGCACCCCGGAGGGGGCGGAAGACACTGCCCTGCAGGATCAGCAGCTTTTCCCGCTCACCGGCGTGACCGTGGAAGAGCGTGATGCAAAATTCAGCTTCACCATTGACAACAGCCAAGCAAATGGCATGGCCATACATGAATTCGGCCTGTTTTGTTCAGACGGTTTAATGTTTACGCACAGAGTGCGTGATGGTGTCATTGAAAAGAAATCAGACATTCAGCTGAAAGGATACTGGATTCTGCATTTCTGACAGAAAGGAGTACAGACATGGCGATTAACGAGAATGATTTTATCGGCTTCGGCCCGGCTGTGGACAACGCCGGGGCAAGGCATACTATCAACCACCTGCCTGAGACAGAGGAATGGGAGCCGGAAGTATACCAGATTGAAACCGGGGACTATGTAGTAGGCGGCGGTAACGGCGTGGCCAACCTGCAGCCGCGTCAGCTGGCAAACCGCACCGCATACCTGAAAAAGAAGATTCAGGAGCTCAGGGAAGCAATGGAAGCTATCCAGCCGGGTACTGATAAGTATGATGAGATTATGGCCCTCATCGACTCCCTGGACGCAAATACCGCCAACAACCGCCTTAATCATTTGGAACGACTGGTAGGTAATGCATATCTTGCCTTTGAGATGGCAAACATCGACCCTGATGGCTACGATGGCATGATTATCGAAACCTTTGACGGGCGGGCAGATGAGATTGACCAGGCTGTGACTACGGTTCAGTCAGTAGTGTCTGGTGATGATTCCGTTGATGTTGAAGACAGCACAAACCTTCTGATTGGCGCTCACTATCAGCTCACAGATGGTGAGAAAATTGAGGAAGTGCAGGTAAAGAGCATCAATATTTCCGGCAGAATCAAGCGTGTTATCTTGGCCGGAAATGTAAAGAATCAGTATGCTGATGGGCGGGCAAAACTCTACCGCTCTAGTGTGGCTATTGTTGACGGCAAGGCTTACGGCGGCGGGAACACTTCCACCCAGGAGATCAACGCCAACGAGAGTTTTAGCGGCAGTGATACAACCCAAGCCCTGGCTACGACCATCAGCTTTTCTGATCCCACAGCTTTTGAGCTGGTAGGTGGCCATATTGAAGGCAATACCATCGTGATGGGTTCGGCGGCTTTCGGTATCGCGCTCAACGAATACGGTAAGCCTTCCACTGGTTGGAAACAGATAAATGAGGACTGCGACAACTTGTCTCAGGCAGACCTTGTATAAGGAGGAAGAGAAATGGCACTTAATTTCAACGATGTTTTCCCTTATAACGCCATTGAGACCGTAACCCGTGATGGTCAGAAAATGGTCAAGTACCCTAAGACTTATGTCAAGTGCATCGACGGCCCTGCCGGCAGCACATACGCAGGGAAACGCTGCTGGCTTGTCTCCGAATTCCCTAAAGAGGGCTTTCATGTCCACCCGGCCTTCATGAACGCTGGCCAGGAGCTTGACTATTTCTTATTGGGAGCTTATGAAGCGTCCAATAACAACGGCAAGCCTGAAAGCCTGCCGGATAAGACACCTTGGGTGAACATCAATACCACGGATGCTATTGCCAAATGCTTGCTGAGAAACACCGGCGCCGCTGGCAGTGAACAGTATGGCTGGCACATCGAAAGCATCTATGAATACCAGTTTGTCAGCTTGCTTATGCTGATTGAATTAGGCAACGCAGATGTGCAGACCGCCATTGGTAATGGCAATATCAACGGTTCTGGGTGCGTAAAGACCGGCACCACCAACGCTGTGTGGCGTGGGCTTCATGAGCATTGGGCTAATGCATGGGAAATTGTGGATGGTCTCAAGACTGACGGAAGCGGCAAGGCACTTCTCTGGGATAATATCGGGAATCACACCTATCAGGATACCGGCAAGGTTATCGCGGATAAGGGCTTTGCTAAGGGCAAGGCGGCAAACTACGACCTGGGGGATGTCTTCATTCCTGCAGATGACGGCTCCGGCGGAACCTATAGCGCTTCTACTGGTGATGGCGTATGGACTGGGAGCAACACCGTTTGCTACCTTGGTGGCAGCTGGGACGATGGTGCGCAGGATGGCGCTTTCGCGTTCGATGTGGGCAATGGGGCCTCGGACTCCTACAGCGCCCTTGGCTTCCGCCTCGCAAAATATGATATCTGATAACTGTCAACTGTGAACTGATGCCCTCGCGATAGCGGGGGCAGAATTTTGGAGAATAGATTTTGTATAAAAGCAGAGCTGAACTATTTAATAATGCGCATAACCCATTGATGTTGCAGACGAAATTTGAAGAGATTCAGTGGTACACGCATGAAGCCTTGTTTCAATTTCCAAAGAAAGAGAGGTATTTGCTATGTGCTGAAATTCAAAACGCTGTGGCCGAAACCATGCACCATATCATCCGCATGAAGAAGAAATACTACAAGAAGACCACACTGCAGGATATTGATGTTGAGATTGATTACCTGAGAGCGTTGGTAAGGCATGCCCACCAGGCGGGATATATTTCGATCGGCAAGCGTGGCGAATGGATAGAGCATCTAAACGAAGCAGGGAAGATAGTCGGCGGCCTGCAAAAAGCATTTAGGGATAAACAGAAAACCGAATAATTTTTTAGGGCAGCATTTTACTGGTGGCAGCTGGAACAATGGTGCGCAGGATGGCGCTTTCGCGTTCAATGTGAACAATGGGGCCTCGAACTCCAACAGCAACATTGGCTTCCGCCTCGCAAATATACGCATGGCCAGAAGGTATAGCCGTAATGCGGCTATATCCAGCGCCTATTTATTTGGGAATGCTGTCCTCTCTAATTTAGAGAAACATGGATCACACGCCGCGCCACCAGTCAACGCGGTTCGGCGTGCAAATTTTATTGCAAAGGAATGAGCAGATACGCATGAAGCGTTATACAGGCTTATGGGAGGAGATAGTAAATTTTGAATCGCTGTACTCTGCTTATGAAGATGCCAGGAAGGGAAGACGCTTCAAGCCGGAAATAATGGTCAGCTCAGCCCGTATAGAAGAAATAATCTATCAGCTGATATTTGACCTGAACACCGGCGAATGGCGCTCACAACCTTACTACGATTTTGAATCGCGGGCAGAGACAAAACGCAGAATAATAAATGCTCCTACATTCCGTGACAGGATACTGCATCATGCTATTGTGACTGTAGTCAGGCCACTATTTGAAAAGAAATTCATCCACGATAGTTATGCTTCACGCCGGGGCAAAGGCACACATAAAGCCTGCAAACGGCTCAAGCATTTTCTGCTGAGTGCTGCTGCTAATGGCGAGGCGGTATATGTGCTGCAGTGTGATATCCACCATTACTACCAGTCGATTGACCATGATGTCCTCAAGAAGCTGATACGGCAGACAATAGCTGACCGCCGCCTGCTTGAAGTATGGGACAGAATCATAGACGGGTATAACGGGGACACTGGCAAGGGAATCCCCATAGGAGCCCTCACAAGTCAGCTTTCGGCAAACATATACCTGAATATCCTGGATCACTTTGTCAAAGAGTGTATGCAAGTCAAGCGATATCTTAGGTACATGGATGATTTCGTTATCGTAGCAAATGACAAGGAAACTTTGAGCGGGTATTTAGCTGATATCAAATGGCTACTTGAATGCCACTTGAAACTGAAGCTGAATCCTAAAACAAAGATTTTCCCGGCCAGTCGCGGTGTTGACTTTGCGGGCTTTAGAACCTTTATGGACAGAACCCTGCCACGCAAGAGAAATATCAAGGCAGCCAAGAAGCGATTCAAAGAACTGTCATGGAAGTACAGGCATCATCAAGCAAATCTTGAAGATGTCAAGCCACGGGTGGCATCTTTTCTGGGTTATGTGAAACACTGCAGAGCCAGAAAATCTACCATATCAACATTGAAATGGCTAAAGTGCCAGAGAGGAGAAAAGAAGAATGGCAACAAAGCAGGATTTAATCATCACCACCACGGCAAGTGAAGCGGAAACCTCAGCGTTTCCGTCCATTACGGGCATCACTATTGATGCTACGGAGCCGGAAGACACCTCGACAAGGTACCTGTTTAAGGCAGACGGCAACTGGCAGTATTATGACACCACCAATAACATATGGGCTGATGCTGACACCCAGGCCATCACGGCAGCATCTGTCATGTCTGAGGGCAATACCAAGGCGGAAATCAACGCGCTGACCTCTGCGGCTTTTGCCGATTGGACTGGCAGCAATGTCAATGTAGCCGTTGCACGCCAGACCACCGGCACCAATCAGCCTACTATCAATAGCATCACCGTGGCAGGCGAAGCGGGGGCACAGCAGACCACCAAAACGATTCAGCATGAAACAATCACACTGAATCAGCACGCTGTGGAGATCTTGGATATTGCTGTAGAGACTGAAACAGCAAACGGGGGCACGGTTCAGGTTATGGCTTCCATCCAGGATGAGGGCGGTACTTGGTCAGAGTATCAGACCTATACCGATTATGTAACCAGCCCGGCCGCTGCAGCCAAGGCTATTAAATTCAAGAGTGTGCTCAATGCTCCTAATGTTGGCGTGAGCGTAGCTACTATCAAGAATATCAGCATCAAGCACCGCGCTGACAATGTGGCTGTATTCTCCGAAGGCACCGGCGTATGCCTTACACAGACCCATAACTATGTCAACAACATTACCAGGGCACATCTGATGGTTAAGCATCCCGTAGTTCCTGATACGGAAATCACAGCGGAAATTGCCCTTCGCCAGCCGCCCACTTCTGTGACCGGGGAGGTGCTTGGTGACGGTACTGGCACTCAGCAGACCGTAACTTTGGCGAATACTGAAAAGCTGGCCTCTCACGGCTTCAATCTGTATTTTGATGGCAATCAGCAGAACGCGGCCAGCTACTCCTATAGTCCTTCTGATGGGCAGGTTACCTTTACGGCCCCTGAGGGCGTATCCATCACGGCAGATTATATCTACGGCTGGGAAGATGAAACTTTTGTGAGCATGACACATGACACGGAATACCCGGACAAAGATGATAATACGCTGGTAGATGATCAGTTTGATTACATTGCTGTATCTGATGATGACCCTACTGGCACAGTATGCACTGTCAGGGTGTCTCTCAAGCAGCTGACGGGGAGTGTACGTAATGAGGCATTGGGAATTGGCAGCGGGGCCCAGCAGAGTTTCAAGCTGGCTCATCACGCCAAATCCGAATCAATCGTTGTTTTGCCCGCTGAAGCTACTTGGAAATATAAGGATAATACGGATGTGCTCCAGGTGACCGCCCCCCAGGGACAGGCCATTAGCGTATCTTACGATTGGGCTGCCCGTCCGAATTATCTTGAGTCTCTGGCTTGCATCTTCAACGAGTAAAAGAAGGAGGAAATGACATGGTAGACCTTGGCAAAGCAAAGAACCTGCCCCAGAAGAGGGCAATCGCTGAAAAGGAGCGTTCTGCCACTAATGTGGCAGACCTGCAGGAGCTTGTGGGCATGCTGATGGAGCAGAACACAGCTTTGGCAGAACAGAATGAAATGCTGATTACTCAGATTGCAGATATGCAGGAAGCAGTAAGCAGCTTGAATGAAAATGTGTAATCAGATAGGAGGAAAAAGATTATGGCAAAGACTACTACTCAGACCATCGAGAAGAACAGCATTTATTGGTGCTGGGTGCGCCTTTATGGCAACCTGGTCTACTTGGGCCGTAAGAGCATTGAGCAGGTGCCGGAAATCTACCGCGAAGATGTTGAGGCCGAAGTGGCCCGCCGCAAGGCTCAGGGCTTTTGATAGATAGAGGCTGAAAGATAGGGAGGGCTGCCCGTGTGGGCGGCCCTTTTTTCTGTTTGAGCACGGTGGAGGGTAAAGAATGTATGATTTTTTTCTGGAGGTGCTGCCCAACCGGGCAGGTGCTTTGGGTAGCAGCATCATAGGAGCGTTAGGCATGGTAATCACATATCTCTTTGGCGGCTGGACATCAGCGCTTGAAGCTCTGATGGTGGCCATGGCCATCGACTACGCCACCGGCATTATGGCGGCGTATATCAATCCCCACTCCCATCTTGATTCAAGGGTGGGCTTCAGGGGCATAGGCAAAAAGCTGATGATACTTTCCCTTGTGTCTTTGGCACATTTCCTGGATGTGACCACGGGCCAGACCGTGATCAGCCTGGTAGTCACATGGTTTTACTTTGGGAACGAAGGACTTTCTATTATTGAAAACGCCGCCAAGGCGGGTGTGCCGGTACCTGATAAGCTGCAGAAATCATTGAAACAGCTGCATGAAGAAAAAAGGGAACCCTGAGCGGAGGCGAAGGAAAATTGACAAAGCTATTGGCGAAGTTACAGACATTGCAAAGGACACACAGAGAACGGCGCTTGCGCTGCCTTGGCTACCAGCCGGGGGCTATGAGCGACCACTTCCGGCTGTGGTGGAATGATGATGATGATCGTGTCATAGAGGAAAGGAGCAGGGAAGATGAAGCAGGCAGTTACGATTAAAGACTTGGAGCGGCTTGCAGATGAAGCCAGAGCGCGGGTGTGGGATAACGCTGCCGCATACGGCAGGGAGCCTAAAATCTATATGCACTGGAGCGCCGGACACTATGACCAATGCCATGATAGTTACCATGTCTGCATCACCGGCGGCGGGGAAGTCTATCTGATGGCGCCACTCTATGAGACTACAGATGGCACCTGGAAGCGCAACAGCGGCGCTATCAATGTCGCTATCAATGGCTGCTGGGATGCAGGAAGCAGTGACCTTGGCAGTGAACCGCCCACCGAAGCACAGCTTGAGGCCCTGGCCCAGGTGGTGGCTGCTATAGCCAATGGCCTATGGCTCACTATCGACAAAGCCCATGTGATGACCCACGGGGAGGCTGCCAACAATGAAGATGGCTATTATGATGCCCACCAGCCCTATGCCTGGTGGAATGATAGCTATGGAGACGGGGACACCAGAGGCGACCTGGAATACCTTGGCACGCCCAAAAGCCCCTGCTATAACCCCGGCGCCACAGACGGAAGCCGTGGTGGGGATGTGCTGAGGGGCAACGCCAATTTTTACCGCGACATGTGGAAGACGGCGGAAGAGGTGCAAGAAGGATGACAAAGCACGAAATAGCTTATGAGATTGCCCGTGGCCTGCTTGAAACCGGCGTGGAGGGCGGCTATGATGCTGTCAGCTGTAGCACGGGCGGCGATTACCCATCTATTGGATGCAGCCAATGGGAAGGCGGCAGGGCAAACGACCTCTTGGATAAAATCCCCGGTGGCTCGAAATTCATAGGCAGAGCTTACAGCGATATTGTGGATGCAGGAGAGCTTGACGAACTGGCAGAACTGCTTGATGGTGAAGCAGGGCAGAAGGCGCAGCTGGAACAACTCATAGATGATTGTGAAAGTTATGTAGAAACCCTGCAGGACATCGTCTTCCTGGATGATAGCCGCTGCATTATCTATGCTGGCATGTGGTGCCCCACCAGCACCGACACGGTGGCCCGTTTCATCCGGCGCAGGCGTGACCGTGGATATAACATCAGGAGCCTTGAGGCCTTGCGGGATATGTTCCGGGATGAATACGCATATGCGGCAAGCATCCCGGCCAGCTGCTACGCCGGCTATGAGAACCGGGCAGAAAATACCTATCAATATGTAGCGGCCATAGACCTATCTACGCCCTACGGCGTGCCCGTTTATGGGGAGAGCCCATTCGGACGCTAAAATCATCCTTACTCTCAAAGGTGTGGCTGAAAGTAAAGTCACACCTTTGGATAAAAAAGTAAAGTGGTCTATAAAGGAGGCAGAACATTGAATGAGAAAGTCAGATTTATTGCGGCGGGCCTTGCTGCTGTGCTGCTTGCTTTTGCCCTTGCTGGCACCCTGTGGCTTATGTTCGGAGATGTCAGGACAGACCCAGGAATCAGTGACCCTGTCAATGAGCGACTTCAAGACCTTGAGAGAGAACAGCAGGAGGCAGCAGGAGATCTTGACGCAGCTATCGAAAGAACTGCAGACAGCCAGGGAACAGCTGCAGACCTCACGGGGAGAATTGACCATAGTCAAGGCCTCGTTGACGAAATCTCAATCGCAAACGATGGAGCTAGAGAGGGAACTGGCAGAGCAGAAACAGCTGTCACAGAAGCTGCAGGCGCAATTGACAGAGCTGCAGGCCTTGCAGGCGAATGCCAGGAACTCATTAGACGAAGCGAATCAATCCTTGAAAAGTATGACAGATGAAATCAAGGCTGAGAGGGCCCAGCGGGATAAGACTGAAAGGCGGCTCAGACAGCAAAAGACCCTGTGGCAGATCCTGGCCATAGGGCTGGGAGCCTGGGCAGCGGCCAAATGAAACAAGCCCGCATCAGCATAGAATTATGTTGGTGCGGGCTTTATTTTTTTTGATGCAGGAATCTAAGGCTGTAATGTAGTAATAGTGCATTGAAGGGTAACTTGATTTGTGATAACATGATTTGGTGTGATTTTGGAGGGACGAAAATGTGTACTGGCAAAGTTAAGGTTAGGATAGCCTATGACGGCAGTGCTCTTTCTGATGGCACCATGGATGTTAGAGACTTAGCTCCAGCATTGATGGCATATGCCAACTTTATTGTTAGAGCCAATCAAGTTATAGGCAACGAAGCACCTGTCAATGTGAAACTGCGAGCCGATGATGTGCATAAAGGTTCATTTGATTTGGTTCTGGAAGTGGCACAGAGCCTTTTGGGGCAGGCAAAGAGTTTGTTCAAGATAGCTGAGAACACAGGGCTGAAGGACTTATCAGACCTGATTGGCATCGGAGAAACCCTTGGCGGCACGGTGGTAAGCATATTTGCGTTTGTGCTGATGGTAAAAAAACATGGTGGCATTTCGAAGCAAGAACCGACTGAAAGCGGCGTGCAAATCACTTTTAAGGATTGCGTCATACAAAATATAACAAGAAATGTATACAATGTATATACAGATTATGATGCGCGGAAAAATCTTGAGGGAGTAGTTGCACCGTTAAAAAGAGACGGCATCGACAGTTTTCAGTATAGGGATGCAAATAATCCGGCCAACAAAGAGGCTTTGTTCATTGTTGACAAGAGTGATGCAGAAGCATTCACCTCGCCGGATAAAGCGGAAGGTGAGCAGATCGTCAACGAAATATCTGGCAAGATGGTTTTCCATATCGTCAGCATCGTGTTTGACGAAAATCAGAAATGGCGCTTTTCCGATGGCGACTCTACATTTTGGGCTAAAATTGCTGATGATGATTTTTGGAGATATGTTGAAGATGGCATATATGTGTTTGCTAAAGGCGATCAGCTTGAAGTTGAATATACTATTAAGCAAACTGTTCAGGCTGGAGGGAAATCAAATGTTGAGCGTGTCATAACAAAGGTCATTAGAAAAATACCGCGCCCTACTCAGGTTAAATTAGACTTTGAAAAATAAATGAAACAAGTCCGCATCAGCATAGAATTATGTTGGTGTGGGCTTTATTTTTATATGTTTTACGCCGAAAAAGGCTTGACACTACACCGAAAAAGGTATATAATAAAATCATAGAAAGGAGGTAAGCAGATGAGCAAGAAGAAAAAGAAGAAACCTAAAAAGCCCAAGCTGATTAAAGCGATAGCGAAGTTGCTACTCGGATTAGCCGCCCTGATAGCAGCAATCGCACACTTTATAAACAGCTTGAGCAAGTAAGGTAAGGCGGGAGGCGAAAGCCTCCTGCTGATACTTCAATTATATCATCTGCAAGCAATATGGAAAAGTCAAAATTCTTAGCGACCATCACTGGAGGAATTCTTCTGGCTGACATCGTCTTATCTGCCGATGTGGCCATGGCTGTAGTGCTGGGGGCCATGGGGGTAGCTACAATCTATACGACATGGAAGGAGTGGCATGAAGATGAACAGTAGAGAGGCATTGAATATTGTGATGACTGCAGCAGAAGCGGCAGAGCGCTGGGGCAAGCCTGACAGAACGGTTAGACAGGCCTGCACAGGGCAGAAAGGATACCCGCCACGCTTCAATGAAGGAGAATATCGCCAGTCGGGCAAGGTGTGGCTGATTACAGTCGAAGGAATGACCCGCGTATTTGGTGAAGAGCCTAAAGCATGAGGGAAGGGGGCTGATGGTAATGTGCTTTTGCATAAATGCTGCATGAATGTGTATTATGTAAAGCTCATTTGGCAAGAATTTGGCAAGAAAAGAGGGAAAAACCAAGAAAAAATATTAAACATAGGCAACAAATTATTTTCTTTAGATGTAGTATTTTCAAAGCCTCAAGGATTTTGTTCGAAAATGGGGATTTGCGACAATCTACGCCCGGCATGATGTAATAAAGTCTGGGAAGCCTTGCCACATAAGGGCTGACGAAGATTAGAAAGCCATTTGGCAAGATTTTGGCAAGAATTTTTTCAAGAAAATTTAAGGCACCGTTTCGCGCGGTGCCTTTTTTCTGCATGTTTATTCATTCTCGGCTGACTGCATGAAGTTGCTGAAGAGGCGGCTGGCCTCTTTTTTTCTGTGCTGGGTGACATGGAGATAAACCCGCTTGGTGGTTTCATCGTCTGTCTGGCCCACCCTGTCCATTATCTCATGGAGGGGCACCCCGGCGGCTGCCAGCAGGGAGATATGAGTGTGCCGGAAGACATGGGGGGTGACCTTCACGGGCAGGGGGCAGAACTTCAGCAGGCGGTTTATGCGCAGCTGGATGAGCTTCTGGGTGCGAGGGTAGCCGTGGCGATTGGTGGCAGGGAAAACGAAGTCATAGTCACTATGCCAATCATTGCCCCAGCGCATTTTCTCCAAGGCGTAATCCTTGCGCCAATCACGGAGGGCGGCTATCACTTCCGGGGGCACATCTATCACTCGATAGCCGGAAACCGTCTTGGGCGGCACCAGCTCATAATGCCCGGCGTTATTGTCGGGCATGTAGAGAGTTTTGGAAATGCTGATGGTGCCCGCCTTCATGTCTATGTCCTGCCAGGTGAGGGCCAGGAGCTCGCCTACCCTCATGCCTGTATACGACAGGAGCATGAATAGGGCATAGTCACCGGCAAGGCCGTTATCCTGGGCGGCCTTGAGGAAACCTTGGAGCTGGCCTTTTTCCAGATAATGGGGGACGCTATCAATCTGCTGGATGCTTCTTGACTGCCGGCGGGGAGGGCGGGCAAAGCGGGAAGGATCGTCTTTTAA